AAGTCTCCTCTTGTGGCGAGGAGGTGGTTTCCGCGGGGGCCTCTGCTACCGTCTCAGCAGGAGCCTCAACGGCAACTTCGCTCGGAGCCTCGACAGGGGCTTCTATGGGCGTTTCCACCGCAGCCTCAATCTCCGCCTCGGCGCTAAATTCTTCCGCCTGCTGCGTAGCGGAACTCGGTGCTATGGGCTCGATAACTGGAGCCGTCGGCGCTTCCGGCGGCGGAGGTGCCACAGAAGGGGCTGGAATGGCGCTAACTGAAGTCGCGGTATCCGTGACCACCGGAACTGCGACCGCAGGAGGTGGGGCTTCCACGGTCGGAGTGGTAAGCGTGGAAGTCGTCAGCGTTGGAAGGGCGGGCGTCGTTTCCACCAATGTCGCCACGGCCACGGTCTCTGCCTCTGGCGTCACGGTCTCGGCGATGATGTCCTGCGTCTCCGTCTCAAGCTGATCGGATATTGTCGCCAGCACTTCTTCCTGCACCAACGCGGTCTGGTAATCGATCGTCAGGCTCGGGCTGCTGAACTGCGGGCCAAAGAACCCGCTCGGAAACCCTGCGTCTATGCCAAAAAGCTCGTAAACCCCGGTCAACACCCCGTAGTCGTTGGCCGCCACCACGTCCGAGAAGGTAAAATTACGCAGCCCGGAGAAGTCCAACTCCTCTTCGTGCGAGAAACTCTCCACCGCCGTGTTGCCGTCCGAGAGCGTGATCGACAGCTTGAAGATATCCCGGCAGTCGCTGGCCTGCGTGATGTTCTCACAGGTCGCGAGCATGGAATTGCTGGGATGGCTGTTGACGGTAATGGCGGAATTGAGGGTGAAGCCCTGCCGCAATTCGGCCTCGGTCAGCGGTACATCGAACGATGACGTATAAGTCCCACCACCGCCGGATGTGCCGGACGTGCAATATGCTCCAGCACTGCACCCTGAACCGGTGCCAAACGAGGTACTGCCGGATGTCGTGAACTCCGACATCGCCGGCACAAGATTATTGGTCGTGAGTTCCTCCGCGCCTGCGGAGTTGTACATCTTGCCGAGGGCGGCAAGCAGCAGAATACCAACCAGAAAAAGTTTCTCGATGGTGTTCATTCCACATATTCCAGGCTGTCGTCAGGAGCTTCCAGGGGAGGAGAATAGGGACGCTCTGCCCTGGCCTTCTCAAGTGCGCTTCGCCGCAGCTTGGTCCCCTCGGGAGATTCGGTGGGATTTTCCAGCCAGAGTTTCTTGGCCTCGGTGCCGATCTTCCCGTCGTATGGGCACGGCGTACCCGCCGACATCATCGAATCGAACACCCGTGCGTCCTGGCACAGGAGCGACACCGCCGCCACCTTCAACCCGGCACCGTACAAGGTGCGGCTCAGTTTCAGGATCTCGCAGTTCTTGTCCCTGACGGCACCGCCGCCGGAAACACCAAAAAGTGATGTCTGAACAGCGCCGCTGACACCCGTCACGCATACGTCGGAGTTGTTCACGATGACGGAGGGACTGCTGGCGGTTGCCGCCGTCGTCGCCTTGTCGATAACCGTGTTCGTCCCGGTCGTTGCCACCGTGTTGGAGCTGCTGGAGACGGTGTTCGAGCTGCTGGAAACCGTATTCGATGACGAACTGATCGTGTTGCTGATGGTGGAGTTCGTGACCGTATCGGTGGCAAATGCCACGGGCGCGCACAATAGCCCGATTACAATCGGTGCGGCCCAACTCAATCGGGCGTAAGAAATGCCGGTCATCGCCTGCGCGTGTTGGATGCAAGCGCGCTGCTGTAAAGCGACGAGGCGTTGGTGGCGGGGATGGTGTCTCGGCGCGGGGGTTGTCCCAGACGATGCGCCTCGACGGCAATCGGGCAGTCCTCAAACCAGCCACGGCAATTTTCCAGAGCTTCTTGATAAGCTGCTTCGCCTTTGGCGTTGCGCATACTTGTGATGATTTCAGCCTGCGTGCGCCCGACGATGTAGGCGTCTTCGCGCAACCGTGATGGCCGAAAGGAATCGGATGGCCCTGTTCTGCGAGTGGTCATGTCGTCGCACCCTGATGCTGTTGCTACCACAATATGGTCGCTATATCACGCAGTGATTGCCCGTCCTGTGTGTTTTGGGATATAGAAATCTCATGGATGATAATTTATCCATCGACGGCGATGATTGGGTGCCCGAGCCCGAGGAGAACCCCAAGAAGGCGCTGCGCCCCTATCACAAGCCGACCGAAAAGACCCGTCAGGTCGTGCTGTCAGCGGTCGGTATGGGGATGGATCAGGTCGCTATAGCTAAGTTATTGGATATAAACCCGAAAACGCTGCGGAAGTTCTACCGGCGAGAGCTGGACACTGGAGCCGCGAGAGCCAATCTCAGTGTGGCGAAATCCCTCTACGGGCGCGCGACCTCGGGCAAAGACACGATTGCGTCGATATTCTGGCTTAAGGCCCGAGCCGGATGGGTCGATACCGTGAAGAACGTGCATGAAGGATTGCCTGAAAACATCACGGTCACGTTTGCTTTAGATCCGCCCAAAACCGAACCGGAAGTTATCGACGTAACGCCACCCAAAGAAATCGATTCGTGACTTCCGTCGAAATTAAAATACCCTATACGCCACGGCCCCAGCAGCTTGCGCTTCATCGTAATGCTGCGCGTTTCAAGATTTGCGTAAGTCATCGCCGATGGGGCAAGTCGGTTTACGCCGTCACCGAATTGCTGCGGCAAGCCCTGGAAATCAAGACCGAGCGCAGTGACGGGCGATTCATGTATCTAGCGCCCTATTACCGGCAGGCCAAGCAGGTCGCCTGGGATTATCTTTGTTACTACGCGCGCGACATCCCCGGAACCAAGATCAATCAGTCGGAATTACGGGTCGATCTTTTGAACGGAAGCCGCATCCGGCTGGCTGGCGCGGGCGACGACCCGGACGCCTTGCGCGGCATTTATCTCGATATGTGCGTCCTAGACGAATATGCCGACATGAGCCCCCGCGTCTGGTCAGAGATAATTCGTCCCGCTTTGGTGGACCGCAAGGGCGCGGCCATATTCATCGGCACCCCCAAGGGACGCAACCATTTCTGGCGACTGTACGAGGATGTCGCCGACGATCCCGAATGGCATCGCGCCATTTATCGCGCGTCGGAAACCAAGGTTCTGGACCCGGCAGAACTGGCAGCGGCGAAGCGAGAAATGGGCGACGACGAATTTCTACAGGAATTTGAATGCTCGTGGACCGCTGCGATCAAGGGCAGCTATTACGGCGGCGTCATCGACGATGCGGAAAAAGAGGGCCGGATCTGCCGCGTCGAGCATGACCCGGCAATTCCGGTTCATGTCGCCTGGGATCTTGGCATCTCGGATAGCTGCGTTCTGTGGTTCTTCCAGGTCACCTTGGGCGAGGTGCGGATCATCGACTATTACGAACACAATAACGTGCCGCTGGGCCATTACGTCAAAATCATGGAAGAAAAAGGCTACTGGTACGGCGACGACTGGCTCCCCCATGACGCCAGGGTGCGTGAACTTGGCACCGGCAGAACCCGCGCCGAAACGCTGGTGAACATGGGGCGGCGTCCCCGAATCGTGCCAAATCACAAAATTGCAGATGGGATCAACGCCGGACGGCTTCTGCTTCAGCACTGCTATTTTGACGAACTGAATTGCGAGCAGGGCTTGAACGCGCTGCGGTCCTACCAGCGCGAATGGGATGATACCAAGCGCGTCTTCCGCAAGACTCCGCTGCATAACTGGGCATCGCACGCCGCCGATGCGTTCAGATATTTGGCCATGGCGTACCGTAATCTGAAGCCCAAAGAGCCCGAAACGGATTGGCAGGAGGAGATGTTGAAGAAACCGACTCTTGACGATCTTTGGGAAATGCACGAATTTGATCAGCGCAATCATGCGGAGCCACGAATCTGATGGCTATTGATTATGAAGTCGCCGACTACACATTCGCCGAAAGCGATGCCCCGGCGATGGCGAATGCCTTGATGGCAAAGGTCACCATCGAAACAACCGAGACGCCGCAGGACTACTCCGGCGTTCCGGTGAAACGTAAGACCGTCGAAAAAATTCCGTTACCCTCTGTTGCACCGCCACCATTGATGCCCGGACCAGCACCCATGATGGTGGCAACGATGCCGCCCGGTATTGCTGAGTTGAACCCGTATCCATCTTTGCCTCCCGGAGCGGGAAACGCAGGCATGGTTTTACCCCCCGCCATGCCTGGGGCGGGAGCCCAACCAATGCCGGGCGGCGGGTCGTTGGGGATACAAGCCGCCGAGCAGGCCATGATGAATCAAATGCCCGCTTTTTAGGGGGCGACGTTTGAATGAATCAACCGTTTTGGAAAACCAAAACGCTGGAGGAGATGACCCAGAAGGAATGGGAATCGTTGTGCGATGGATGCGGTAAGTGCTGCATGGTGAAGTTCCGCGACACGCAAACCGGGGCTTTGGTCTACGCGGACCTTGCCTGTTCGTTGCTGGACCGTCAGACCATTCGATGCACCGACTACGAAAACCGGCATAAGCGGGTCGCGGCTTGTGTCAAGCTGACGCCTGAAATCGTGCGTCAGATCGATTGGCTTCCAGAAAGCTGCGCCTATGCGCAACTGGCCCGTGGCGATGACCTGGAATGGTGGCACCCGCTGCGAACGGGAAATACGGACGCAATGCACGACCTCGGTATTTCCGCCCGAGGCAAGATCGACGGGGCGAGCATAGCCAATGGCTGAAAACGAAACACGGCAGGAACAGGAAAAACTCCTAGGCCCGGCGCTTTTCTGGCAAAACGAACTGGAAAAGGCGGACCAGTTCGAGCGCGATTGGCGTGATCGCGGGA